ATGGATGACCTGTGTTGCTTGAATCTGACTGATCAAACTTGTAGGTAAAACCTTTATGCAATGCAGTAGGCATTTGTTGTTGAATACCATTAACAAAATATTTATTACCACTGCCAGTGCTTTTTACTGTTATTACAAAATCTTCATTTTGACGAGGTTTAGCAATAACATTAGCAATAATAGTTGGATTGCCTAATGTAGCTGTTCCAGAAACACCTGACGGGAAACAAGTTACACCAAAGTTAACAGTTTCATTACCTACAGACATAGTAGCTGTTATAGGTGTTTCTATAACTATACTTACATTGCCTTGAGTAGCAATTGAGTATGGCCCTAAAGAAACATTTGCTGAAACACCGCTTATATCTTCAGTACGAGCTGCTGAAACAAGAACACTTCCAGCAATTGTATTTGCAGAAACACCTGTTGGAATTACAGTTACAAATTGTCCAGCAGAAGCTTGTCCTACTTGAGCAGTAGCCGATACAGATGTAACAGATATTGTAACGCTGAGTGTAAACTCACCGGATCCGCCATAAGTATCTTCTGAATATGTAGTTGCACCGTAAGACATGCTTTATATTACTCCTGTAATATAAACAACTTACACTACTCTACTGTGAATTGTCTATCTTGAGATTCTATTAATTTCTTAATTTGACTACCTAACTCGGTTGAGTCAATTTCTAGTAGAGCGTCTAAGAAGTCTTTTTTATCACTAACAACAGAAAAGTTTACATCATAATTATGTTCTATTTTCATAGTATGAAGTGCTTCTATTTCTTTTTGTTGTGGAACCCATTCGTCCTTTTTTTCTTTACTCATTATTATATTTCTGGTTGAATAACATCTATACCTAATGAGGCAACAGGACAATCTGGAATAGTAATATCATCAGGATCTGTTTCAGATGCTGGTAAATTTCTAAGAGTTGTTCTCCATGTTGTTAATGCTTCTTTTTCAGAATTACTTAAAGGCGAATCAACTCCTAAAGCCCAATCTGAACTAATCAGTAATTGATCTCTGTATTCTCTAATTGCTGCAAAAAGTGATGCATCATAACCGTCTATTAATACTTGAACATCAGCTTTTGCTTGATCCCATTCTGCATCTGTATAATCCTCAACAACTCTTACGCCTTCAGAATTACGAACTGCTTTTTTAGGTCTTACTGAAAATACCTCAAAATCTGCTTGTGTGTACGCCATATTATTTACTCCTATTAAATTTTTATCTTAATTATAATAACTAATCAACCTTTAATTACTAATGTCTGCCCATAATTCTATTCTACCGCCAGATAAACCAAATGAATTAGTTAGAATTTGTCCATTACTTCCGTTACTTCCATTGTTTGCTGCACTAAAATCATAAGGAATCATGTATAAATCTACACCTCTAGCATGATCGGTGTTGTATGGATAATATGTAGAAGTGCTACCGTAATAAGGCATATGTCTTGTGTATGCACGACTTAAATAACCATTATTATACTGTCCGCTTTGTTTTTGATAAGTAAAATCACCAGTTATATCCCAACCATCTTTTCTGTTAAATATTTCAAGTGTTCCACTAAAATCAGACCTCATTAAATTATTTTTTGCAGATGCTTCTTTAAATGGATAAGTTACCCCTTGAACAGGTCTACTTCCTTTAGCTCCGCCTTCCATTGAATAAAACATACTACCGCCATTATTTGTAAGAAAACGATAACCAACCTGACTTCTTTTTAGATAATTATTGTAAGCTCCACTTATAGTGTACTCACCATTTTGACCATTGGTAACGTTATATTGAGTGTATGTCCAATTAGCATTAGAGTTTAACCAAACATATCTTTCATATGACTCAAAACTAGTATTAGTAGCTATAAGCCCCCCTTGATTATTATTACCAGCCATTGGTTTAACAAACATATCTAATCGTATATCACTAGTTTCATTAGTAGTTGAGTTATATGCCCAATTAAGATTATCAAACTTTATAACAAATTTAGTTATTTTATCAGTGGTACTAGCCATTGATGTTGGAACATACATACCCTCATTCATATTACCTGGATTAGCACTAGATGCATATATTGCTTGCAGATTGCTTGGTGGAAGATTGTTATGAAAATCCCAAACTCTAATTAATTTTAAACTATTATAAGTTGTTCCTGGAAGTGATACTGTGTTTTTTAAAGAAGTTTGATCTACGGATGTATCTACTGTAGCAAAGTCTAAATTACCACTGCCATCTGTTTTCATAAACTGACCACTAGTGCCGTCAGTAGAAGGAAGACTCATTTCTGATCCTGATGCACCAACTTTAAATTTTACTTTTTTTCCTGTGCCAGCTTGAAGTTTTACATCATTATTAGATTCTAAAGTTAAGTCTGTTGAAGTTGTTGATACAATCGAGCTAGTAACTAATTTAGATACCATTTAAATCTCCTAAGCTACCACGCCATCTTTAAATCTAGCAAACAACAAAAAGACACCATCAACTATTGTTTGAGTTGGTGTCCAATCAATTTTAAGTCCCATAGAATGTGTTACATTAGTTGGAGATGATTTATGAAAACCTTCTGAAGTGCTAGGGTTTACACTTTTGTGCCATGATGCTTGATTTGGTCTTAGATCAGCTTGGAATCCTGTTCTACCTTGTGAACCTTTCCCCCACCATTGAGGATAGGCTTGAGCATTCCACCATGTAAAATTCCAATGACCATGAGGATGATACTGAAAACTTTGCCCTCTCGAACCATCCCATCTTGTATTACTAGAACCATAATTATAAGCCTGATAATCTTTTCCTACATTAAAATATGGAACACTTCCGCCAGAATTGTTAGTACCATTTTGACCATTACTATTGCTAGTATTTGTATTATAATAACGATTTGAATAACCTTGTATTGCAGTTACAGCGTCTGCGGTACTTCTTGTAGAAGTTGTTCCATCTTGAGCAACTGGATAGATTCTATATTTACTATCTACTCCTCCACCTGCTCCTGAAGTGCTTGAACCAACTATTTGAAGCTCTAAAGATAATACATCAGAAGGAGTTGTTGTGTAAGCAGCAGGAACAGTTAAAGTGACACTGCTAACATTAGAGGCATCATTTAAACCAGCAAAATATTTATCACAAAGTCTTACACCTTGGTGAGCTCCATCAGGAGTAGTGAAGGGATTAACTCCAGGAGTTACAAATTCTAAATTTCCAGTAGTTCCATCTGTTTGTAATATTTTACCAGCAGTTCCATCAGCAGCAGGCATTGTATAATTTATACCAGCACTTCCTATAGATGCTGATTTATCTGTCCAACCTAGATTACCAGAGCCATCTGTTTTTATAACTTGCCCTGTAGTACCATCAGTAGAAGGTATTTGAAAAGCAGTGTTGCTTGCTTGCGATTGTATTTTTTTTACGACTATCTTTCCCATTAGCTTACTACTCCATCTTTAAATACACCATATAACTCTACAACCCCACATGAAAAAGCACTACCAGTAGAATTAGAAATTTCAACCCCCATAGGATGTCTTCCTTTAGTATTGCCATTTCTAAGAGTAGTTCCTTGAAGAGGAAAATATGTAACATCATTATGTTGATAACCTTGTCCATTACCTGCTGAATATTTTAAATCATTTTCTATTGTTGGATATGTAGAGCAATCAATTATTTGTTCTCCAAAAAGCAAACTATTACTTCCATTGGCTTGTTTTACAGCATCAGTTGTTGTATTAGTAAAATAATCGACAGCTCCATCTGAGTTGTTTCTGTAAACAGAATTTCTTATTGAAGTTATTTTTTGTACCGAAGTAGTCGCTACGCAATTATCATTGGCATAACTAGGAGAAGGAGTCCAGTGCATTTTTGTTATTGAAAATTGATCTCCAGCACTAAAATAAAAAGTATTTGTATTATTATATCCTATAGTAAGGGCTATGTAAGGTTGCCAATAACCAGCTGAAGCTCCTAATCCTCTATAAACTACTTTTAAAGTTCTTATAGTATTCAAATCAGTTGTTGTATAACCTGTAGGTGTATTTAAAACAATATCATTAACAGGAGTTCCTCCACCTGAAATTACATATCTATCAAGAAGCCTTTCCCCTTGGTGTACGTTATCAGGAGTATTCATTGGGTTTGCACCTGCGACAGTTGCCGACAAAGCACCGCTTGCATTTGTAGTAAAAAATGCGTTATCAGGTGCACTTGAAGGAAAAGTTATATTAGTTCCATTTTGTGCTTCTAACTGAGCTCCTGTAAAAGCAAGAGTTCCTGAATTATTTGTTGATGATAAAACCTGTCCATCAGTACCATCCGAAACTGGCCAGACTAAAGTTGGAGAACTTCCTGTTGAATTTTTTAAACTATTTACTACTAAAGTACTCATATATTTCTCCTATGCACCATCGTTAAGACAGTAATATAACTCAAGCATTCCGTTTCTATAGTATGCTCCAGTATACATATAAACTCGAAATCCAGCAGCATGATTTGTTGACATTTGAAATGATTGATTTCCTCTACTTCCATAAACATTTATTTTAGCATGATTTTTATTTGTACTATTGTCTCTGTAACAAACTGCTCTTACATATCCACCAAAATCATACTTACAATTATAATGTTGTAGTTCAAAATTCATTCTTCTTCTTGAAATACTGTAATTGCCTTGATTATTAAAATCACCATAAGTTGTATCATATTGAGAGTTACTAGTTTGAAAACCTGATGGTTCATTATCCATTATAGATATAAAATCGTTTTGTGAACTTCCAGATGCGTTATTTCCATTATTACTTGACATAGACCACTGCATATTACAAACAGGGCTTGAGCTTATCAGATTAGTACCACTAGAATTAATAGGATTAACTCTCACACCAGCATTAGCTTGATAAAAACCTAATGCCGTACCTCTTAAAATATAGCCAGAAACATCTGAAGCATTAACACCACTTGGTAAAGTTAAATTTACTTGGCTAATATTACTTGGATTTCCACTTGTTTGATTGCCACCATAGCCATCAATAGTAGAATTAAAATCAATTTTATCTGCAAGTCTCCAACCAATATGACCATTAACACCCATTGGATCACCGCCACCAGCATACCAACCCATAGCATTTCCGCCAGATGTTCCTAATGCTTTTCCTCCCTGAACGTCAGAAGGAGTTGTATAAGTAACTGTTCCTGCTGCGTTTGTTACTTTTCGAAGTCTATCTCTCCATGAAAGAACGCCTGAACCATTTGTTTGTAACAAATCACCTGCGGCAGGTGTTGCTGTTGGTAAAGTAAGAGCTGTTCCTCCGTTATATTGTATTTGATCTACTGTTAATAATGACATTTTTTTTATCCTATGCGTTTAATGTAACTGTGTCACCTAAATTTAATACAGCATGAGAAGTTGCGTCAATGACTTCAACACTTCCTGAACCAGTAATTGCTACTGAGCCTACCACATTAAATTGTCCTAAAGCAACTGTAATTTCTGTGATCGTACCATCAGACCAAAAGGGAGAAATTTCGTTAACGTATGCTGTATCTGCAATATAATATACTGCATCATCAAAAACAGTTATTGAACCATTTGCACCTATTGTTGTACCATCTTTTGCTGTAAATACTGCACCTAGTGTAAATCCACCTGTTGTTTCTGGTATGACACTTTGTGCTCCATTAATAGTTCCTGAAGCAGAAGCAATATCAACAGCAGATAAAACACCTGCTCTTTCAGCTGGTAGTGTTACAAAAACATCTTTTTCTGCTGCACTAAAATTAACTAACCCATCTGAATTAGAAGATTCAAAAACAAAATCACGGCTAAGCGTAGTACCGCTTGCAGTATATGTTCCTATACCTGTTTCAAAATCTCCAGATGCATTAGTGATGCCGTATTGTGTACGAGCACCATCTCCTAAAACAGAAAAAGCTTGAAACCCTAAAGCGGCACCAGATAAAGTAAGAGCTCCTGTTCCACTTGTTGTACTTGCTTCCTTAATCCTATCAGCTATTTTCAAGCTAAAATGAGGCATTTAGACTATCCGAATTATAGCGTTTGTTGCATCAGGTGTTGGAAATTGAATTGTAAAGTCACCAGAACTTGATGATTTATCAGAACCAAAATCAAGAATTGCTACTGATTTATT